ATATCATCATTGTTGATGTTGGGGCTATCTACAGAAATCTTTTCATTGGTCGTTGGAACATCGATACTGAAGTCTGCTAATTCTAAACTTCCTTGCTTGAACATGATAAAGAATCCAGTGTTGGCACTGGCAGGACCGCTGCCGTCATTGCGGTAGATAAATCCCAACTGATTTCCAGGAACCGGAGGTTCTTCATAGACGCTTTCGCTATTTTTAAATGCTGTGCTAAGAACTTCAAATACCATATTTCGACTGGCTACAATCTTGGAAAAAGTATAAAGAGGAACGTCCGAGGAGGTTGATCTAAATCTGTATTGCTCTGTAGAAATGCCTTGGATTGTTGCCGATCCTTGACTTCTACCAAATTCAGTGTTGTCTGACATTGCGGCATTTATCACAGTTATAAACTGTTCTAGCCAATTGGTATTGGTAGGATCATTCCAGCTGATGATCTGCTGAGATAGATTTTTTCCGTTGCTGTCTGTAAGTTCTTCGGTAGTTGTAACTGAAGAAAATTTTAATAATCCTTGTGATGTTATATTTCTCTTAGGATTGTAGCTCAACATACGAGCTATTCTTAGCACCGACTCTTTGCGTTCTGCTAATTCAATGAAGTTTTCTCTAGATGCTAGATCGATACGGAATGCAAGACTTTGACCCAGAAATGCAACAGCATCGATAAGGGCCATATATTCACTAGATTCAATATAGTCATTGAAATCTTCTGGATAATTTTCACGCAGATAGGTAATAATAACCCTACGAAGATTCTCAAAATCGTAGGATTTAAAATCAGCATTTTTAAATGTCTGATAGATTCTTGTCCAATCTTGGTTAAGAATTAAATTATTCTGTCTACTAGTCGTTGTCATTTTTTGTTCCTATATCATATTTACCAAACAAAATAATGTGGTTAGTTTATGATAGAATTGTTTTTGTCAAAATCAAAAGTCATACGCTCGTTAACGTTAAAGGGCACATAGGTTATAGAGGCCTCTATGCGTATTCCTTGTGGTGTACTGTTTACCTGTATCTCGTTTACCACAATCCTAGGATCATAATTAACAATGTCTTCTACATCTTTAGAGATAATAGTCTTTACTTCTTCAGTGAAATTTTCAAATATCATATCCCAGATCACTGTGCCAAACTCTGGGTTTTCTAATTTTTCACCCTTTCGAATATAGAAGTGATTTATTAAATCTTGCTTGACTAGATCAATATCATAGAGTTTAAAGTTTTTAGAATATTCTTTTGAACTAAACCCTTTATATGCAAAGGAGCCGGTGTTGTCGTCTCCAACTGATGCTTTATTAGTTGCTACGGTTTTTGTGTTATAAAGTTTTTTTGCCATGATTATCCTTATCTTTCTCTATCTGTATTTTCAGGAGTCAGCTGAGTCGGAGATTGATTTTCATGAAGCAGCCACGGTTCGTGCATAGGAATTCGTTTCATAATACTCAGCATATTCCCTGCTTGATACTTTGTTTTTGCCCACTCTAATTCTGCGCTAACCGACGGGTTTTCTCTAAGCTCTAATGGTTTAACAAACGTGGCAATTAAAGCTGCTTCTGCGGCTAGTGCATCGTTCATGTTAATTGTGGCGGCCGATTCTTTGTGATTGCCTACACTGTTCAAACTAGTGTCGCCCCCTGCATGAAATCTATTGTTTCCGTTAGATGCAAGATCAAAATCAACCTGGCTTGATATTTTTGTGCTTGCGCCAACTAATAGATCAAAGTTACTGCCCACAGTAATTTTAGCATCCTGCTCAACTAGAAACTCCATGTCTGTTTCAACTTCAACGTGCCAACGTCCTGTTTCGGCCCGCATGTTAATATTCCGTCCAGCTTCTAAATTTATATCTCTGTCTGCTCTAATGTTAAGGTCGGCGGAGGTATGTATCGAAATACTGTCATCGGCAAATATGTCAATCTTTCCGTTACTGGTCAATTCAATCCAAGCGGTGCCCCTACTATTACCAATATAAATCAAATCTTCCGAATTGTGCATCAACAACTGGTGTCCCGTGCGGGTTCGAATTCTAAAATATTCATTCAAAGGAATTGTAGGTTCACCCTTGTCGTTGGTTTTCTCTTCTGAACCAACATATTTGCTGTTTAACACATCAAGATATTTTACAGGGCCAGTGGCCGCGGACGTTGCTCTAAGATATCTATCATCACCGTCGTCCATGACAAATTGTGTTCCGCCTAATCTGCTTATAGGAACAGGGGACGATTGAGATTGATTTACTCCGATTGGTGCTCGTTTTGAGCCGGGTCGCTTATCCAATGGTCCGGGCGTACTAATACCAAACACCATGCTAGGCGCTTCTCTGCGGGCTGACGATGTAGTAGTTCCACGAACATCGTCTTCAATAAGGCCTTGTTTTAAAAATGCTTCAGCTATAGGATGTAACGGTTTTTTAATTTTATCAATATCATACTTTGCATCTTTCTCGTTGAAGCGTCTATTAATTTCTGCAACAGGAAGAGGCTGTTTAGTATTGTAACGTTTTTTGTCGGCTTCGTCTAAATCAACTTCAGTTGATCCTGCAATTGCGGGTACCATGTTGTTGGAAAATCTCGAAGGCACACATCCTATCCAATAACCTTGACTAGGGTCGCCATCTATGAACACTACAATAACTGTAATTCCCACATCCGGTGGTACAAACCACATGCCGTATGATTTTTGTGTGTCGTTAAATGCGTCTAATGTTGAACCTGTTTGTTTTCCAGATGTTTGATTATTATTATTTCCCTGATATTCAAATGCAGTGTAACCAAAGAACGGTTGAGCACATCTGACAACATAGGTATTGTCATCGTCGCCGTTTGTATTGCCTTCACTACGTAATAGTGTAACTTCAAGACTGCCCATAAACGTAGGATCTAGATGGCTAACAATTCTAGCCAGATAGGGACCATTGCCTATTGTTGCTTGGTCTGTTACTTTTGTCGAGGGTCTAAAATGTTCTGCCATAATTTAAAAATCGTAGTATTCCGGATCAGCTGCCGGGTTTGTTTTTGGGGGTTCTACACCTTTAACTGTCATTCTACCTGAGTTTGCTTTATCTACTGCTTCTACCGCAGCAGATGATTTATCCTTGTCAGCAGGCTGTGGTCCAGGCATTCTTAGGCAATCTAATTTTTGTACAAAATGTCCATCTTGAAATTTACTCTCACACATAATCACGCGATATATTCCGCTAAAAGGACTTTCTTTTCCGCCACCTGAAAAATCATAAAGCATAGACTTTTCGTCTACATCAACAGGTGTTCGGAATGATAGGTAAACAAACACATCGCCACTTTCATAATTCATTGTGCCATCATCGTTAGTTTGCGATTGTGCGTTTGAAGATTTAGCAAAATAGTTAGACATTCCACTGTCAACCATCCAGTATGGATCTCCAAGTACATCAATACTTACTTTAATTTGGTCAGCACTGCTTCCGGATACGAATGCATTTTGAAATAGTTCTGCCACATGTTGTTCTGTAGTAGTTGTTCCTGAACCGCCCTTGGCTTTTTGTAATAGTTCTGGATTTCTCTTAGGTCTAGATCTTCCAAGATTAGCTGATTGCGTAGTTTCGGCGGCAGCACCTTTGCCTGGAACTGCAACTGTGTTCGGATTACCGGCGGTGCCAGATGCGTTAGGATTCGTGGCTAGAGCTGTTTGATTAGGGGCGCTGGCAGTATTACCGGAGTAAAACAAATTGTTAATCTGAATATCAAATTTGAGAACGTCCACGTTTTGTCCAGTGTAGATGTAATTGTATTCTTTTACAATTTTCTTTTCAATTTCTTTGTAGCCAATCGGTGCTGCACTTGGATTAGCAAAAATTGTATGATGTACTAAAAATGGCACAACACGGAATGTAACTTTCCTAGCAAAATCTCCCACCAGCTCATCGTAGTCTAGCAGCTCAATTTGCAAATCAAGTCTAAACCATTTGATAAATCCGTCAACCATGTTTTCAGTTTTAATTGCGGATTTTGCATAATCAGAACTTAAAATAATCTGATTGATAATTGCAGTCAACGATTGTCCCTGACTAAATTGGAATGTTCTGTTCTTTGGATCAATGACCATTTGGTCTCGTTTTACCAGCCCAGTTTTTTCGTCTACTTGGTCGCCATGTTTTTTAAATGGAAAGTTTCCGCCGTCCTTTTGGTCAAAGCCAAAGCTGGCTGTGCTAATTGGATTTTCTGTAAAACTAGTTTTTACTTCTAGTGCTGTTCCCTTGATCACTTGTTTGGGTTTTTCATCAGGATTGGCGGTGGCCTTCGTTTCTGTTTTTATAGGATTTGCACTATCAAATTCTGAAGAATTTGATGGAAACTGTATATCATAGATATCGGGTAATGTAATTAATTTCTTTTCCACCATGCCGCGTTCGTTGTTATTTAAAATCGACATTAGGCTGTTGGGATTATCGCTGTCACCTAACGCTTCTTTTACGTTACCTATTTTTCCGGCAATGATTTTTATATCTTTAAAAGTTGTGTTGGTAACGTCACTGAAGCCTTGATGGTTATAAGGTATACCTTCCATCTTGTAATTGCTTCCGCTTTCAGTTACTGAAAATTTTACGCTGGTTAATTTTAAAACAAAAAACTTAGGTTTAACTGTGGTGTACTCTCTGCCTAGTTCATCCCAGCCCATAAAATCTAATCTTAATACATATGGTGCGTTGTCAAGGTAGTTGATGTATCCTGCGTTTAGAGCTGCCAATTGAAGACTCTGTAACAAGGTGCCCATTGAATATGGTTCAAAAATATCCCATTCAAATTTAAAAGCATTGCTGTTGCCTGTTTTTTCGTTAGCAGCAACCGTGGCTTTCATCGTAAAATTGTTAATATAAAATTCTGGGATGCCGCTGGCAGTTTTTACACGCTGGCTTTCAAATCTTCCTGCAGAGCTCATTACTATATTTGTTAAATCTGCTGTGTTGTTTCTATAAGATGGCGGATTGTTAAACTGCTTAGGAGTTAAACAGGCCAATGTCCATACAGGGGTAAATGATGCAAACTTTTCCAACGGATTAGGTGAGATGTTTGATAGATTTTTTCCGTAGGCTGTATTTTTTGTAGGATCATTTTCTACATTGCTCTTGCCGCTGGCTACTGCATCTGTAGGTCTTGGAGGTTGTTGATCGGTTGTTCGAGTAGCTGAGCCTGTGTTTATATTTGTCAATGATGCAGGAGCAAGCGATAATCCAGTGCCGTCTGGCTTTGTAAGATTAGGTAACTTTAAACCAATTTTAGAAATAACATCGGCCCGAAGACCTTGGTTAAATGCATTTACTTGGTTTAATACATCTGCTGGGATAGGAGTAAAGTCAGCCATGTTATATGCCTAAGAACCTTTGTAAATTTGTTTTCTTGGGAATGTAAATTGTGGTGCCGGCAACAAAATCATATATAGGATCTTTTATCACACTCATGTTTCGTTGCACAAACACCCACCATAGTTTTGGAGTACCGTATAAATCGTATGACAGTAGGTCGGGTCTATGAGTATATTGATTTTCTATGATGTATTTGAAATCATCAGCTTCAGCAGGCACTGGCCTAATTGTTAATACCTCCATGTAGGAGTTATTTTGTGGAGTGGTTGCCCACGGCGATAGTGAACTATAGGTTGTCATCTTAAATAAATCCTACGCCGTCTTGGCCTTGTGTCATTTGACCGGCAGCAAATTGTTTGAGGTCAAATTGTCGCAGCCTTGCTCTACTGTAAATTGGCGATACTGTGATAGAAATTGTACTCATCACTGGTACCCAAGTATTTGTTCCGTATAAAGCATTGCAACGAATATAGTTAACATCGTCTTTAAGATCAACTGAAAAACTTTTAATTATAACCGGAACTTTGTCAAAGACGCTGGCACCGTATCCTGATAGATTACAGATAATGGGCGGGTTACCTGCCTGCGGAGATTTACCAAAAAACATTTTTGTTGCAGTTTTAAAAAATGTAGTTGCTGCAATCCAATATTCTGCATCGTCTTCTGTTTCGCAACTGAATTCTCCTGATATGTCAATGTCTTCTACCACACTGTTTTTGTAAGAATAAAAACTATAGTTACTGTGTGTTGCATCGACCGGATTATAGTTTGCTTTTGTTTTAACGCTTATGTTTGGCATGTATGGCCAAACAACACCGCCGGTGTTTTCTAATACCTTGAACATTTGAGAGTCGAATACTGACCAGTTGGTATCTATACGCACACGCCAATCATCTTTAGCTCCTGGACGCAATTTAGTAACCGCTCCGGTTTGAAGAATTAGCTCACCTGCGGCTGGTAGATTGGCTCCACGTTTTAAACTTAAAATATTGTTGAGCATTCCGGCACCTTTAGAAATGCTACCTGCAATGGATTGTAGGCCACCGGCAAGACTACCGCCTGTTAGTTTGTTAAGTGTTCCTTGTATGTCGGCTGCACCATTAGCTGTTACTCTCGCTGCTGAAGTCAAGCTGTCAAGGTTGGCGCCACCTACAAAACTTTGTACTTGATTGCCAAGTCCCGATAGTTGAGTTTTCATTCCAGCTAGTGCTGTTCCCGCTGCGCCACTCATGCCATTCAGGCCGCTACCAAGTTCACCGCTTAATCTTGACACTGTGGCATCTAACTTTGCCTTAGATGCTGCATCTCCAACTACGGGCAATTGTATTTCGCTTGTGGCTCTAGTGACCGCTGCTGATGCCGCTGCAACCAATTGTGCTAAAGGATTAATAGATAATGACATTTTGGTGATATTTCCTCGTTATACTCTATTTATTCTTGACAATATGTGCTATTATTATAAGTAGTAGGAGAACCTAAACTAATGACAATTACAACTGTACCAAAGATAAAATATCTAACAAATAAGGATCTACTTAAAGAAATTCATTTAAGTAAAAACACATACTGTTCGTTTACAGCACCTGAATTTCACGAATACGATTTAATATTGCCCAATCTAGAAAAAGTCAATATACGAACTATTGCAGAAGCAAAACGAAATAGGGCATCAAGAAAAAGCAAGCAGGCGCACGAAGCTGCTGTGATAGCTGGGGGCAAAAAATTGCCGGCCAAAGAATTTGAAGTTGATTATAAAACTATTAAAAAAGAAGATGTAGTTTTTCGAATCATGACCTTCGAACACATACCGCTTGCTCCGGGTCGTAAAAAGACTTTGAAAAATACCGCAGACAGTCACGACAAGGTAAACTTTCCACCGTTCCAGCATTGGAAATTTGATAACAACAACAATCTAATACTGGTTGGAAAAAGCCACTGGAAAGGTGATTTTACCACTGGTGAGTTTAACAAAGAGCACGGTAAAATGACCGACAATCTAGCCCGTATGTTCTTAAAATTATGCGAGCGTTATGCTACTCGTGGTAATGTTAGAGGTTATACCTACAATGACGAGATGCGCGGACAAGCAATTCTTCAACTTACTCAAATTGGTCTACAGTTCGACGAAAGCAAATCCGATAATCCTTTTGCTTACTATACCGCTGCTGTCACCAATTCATTCGTTAGAATTATCAACATTGAAAAACGCAATCAAAACATTCGAGACGACATTCTCGAAATGAACGGTATGAATCCTTCCTGGTCAAGACAGAACAGCGGAGGAAAACATGCTGCCGGCCCTGTTACTATCACTGGCCCAGTTACACCGCCAAGTGGAGAGGATTGGGATTGATCTTTAGTATTGCATCGTAGTATAATATTAAAGGAGATCATATGTCATTGTTTAAAAAAGTAGCGTGTTTTACAGATATTCACTTTGGACTAAAGTCGGGTAGCCGAACTCATAACCAAGATTGCGAAGATTTCGTTTCTTGGTTCTGCGATACTGCCAAAGCACAGGGTTGCGAAACCGCAATTTTCCTTGGAGACTGGCATCATAATCGTAGTACTACTGATGTCAGTACTATGAATTATACTGTGTCAAACTTAGAAAAACTAAGTCAAAGTTTTGAAAAAGTCTATTTCATCTTAGGCAATCACGATTTGTTCTACAAAGACAAACGTGAAATTAATTCTATCGAGTTTATGCGCCTGTTTCCCAACATTGTTCCTGTGAGAGAAAATCTCACAGCGGGTGATGTTACTATTATGCCTTGGCTAGTAGGCGACGAATGGCGAGAAGTTTCTAAACTGAAAAGTCGATATGTGTTCGGCCATTTAGAGCTTCCGTTGTTCTATATGAATGCCATGGTACAGATGCCCGATCACGGACAACTGCAAGCAGGACATTTTGTTGGGCAAGAGTATGTGTTCAGTGGACACTTTCACAAGCGGCAGAGCAAAGGCAATGTAACCTATATTGGTAATGCATTTCCTCACAACTATGCAGACGCCGGCGACGATGATCGCGGTATGATGACGCTAGAATGGGGTGGCAAACCCGAGTATCATACTTGGCCAGGACAGCCTACATTTAGAACCTACAAGTTAAGTCAGATTATTGATAACCCAGAAGGACTACTGCGTGAAAAGATGCATTGCCGAGTTACTATTGACTTGCCAATAACGTTTGAAGAAGCAAACTTTATTAAAGAACAATTTGTTCCTGAATACAAGTTGCGAGAGTTGATGCTTATTCCAGAAAAAGTAGAAGTAGAATCTAATGCTGTACCTATTGATATAAACTTTGAATCAGTTGACACTATTGTGATGAATCAAATTAATGCGATCGAAAGCGATGCATTTGACAAAGGCATGCTATTGGACATTTATAGAAATCTATGATAAAAATTAAGAATCTAACTGTTAGAAATTTCATGAGCGTGGGCAATCAGACCCAAGCAATTAATTTTGACAAGGGCCAATTAACTCTAGTTCTAGGAGAAAATCTAGATCTTGGTGGTGATGACAGCGGTGCCCGTAATGGCACAGGCAAGACTACTATTATCAACGGGCTCAGCTACGGAATCTACGGCAATGCCCTAACAAATATCAAAAAAGATAACCTTGTTAACAAGATCAACGGAAAGGGCATGTTGGTTACACTGACCTTCGACAAGGATGGACAAGAGTATCACATTGAACGTGGACGTAAACCCAATATCTTAAAGTTCAGTATCAACGGTACTGAACAAGAATTAACTGATCTAGACGAAAGTCAAGGAGATAGCCGAGAAACACAAAAGGCTATTGAAGAAATGTTTGGCATGAGCCATGACATGTTCAAGCATCTTGTGGCTTTGAATACCTACACCGAGCCGTTCCTTAGCATGAAGGCAGGAGATCAGCGCAACATCATTGAACAACTGCTTGGTATTACTCTGCTTTCTGAAAAAGCAGAAGCTCTTAAAGAACAAATACGGATTAGCAAAGATACCATTGTTACAGAAAACACTAGAATTGAAACTATCAAGGCCAGTAACGATCGTATCCAACAGAGCATTGATTCGCTAGAACGTAAAGAAAAGATGTGGAGTGAACAACAGGAAGTTTCTGTTACTAATCTTGCAATTGCCATTGATAAAATGATGGACATAAACATCGATGAAGAGATTCTAGCCCACCGAGCACTCGATGCATACAATATCAAGCGAAAAGCTATCAATGATCTCAACAGTTGGATCAGCCGTTGTGAGTTAGATGAAACTCGAGAAACCAAAGAGATAGAAAAATTAAAAACAGATATTGCCAGTTTAGAAAATCACACTTGCCATAGCTGTGGTCAAGGCTTTCACGACGACAAACAAATTGAATTGTTGGAAAAGAAACGAAAAGACCTACAAGAAGCTGCACTGCAAGCATTGGCAACAAATACACAGTGGATGGAGCATACTACTGCATTAAAAGAGTTAGGGGATTTAGGCAAGTGTCCGTCAGTTACCTATGACAATATTGAAAAGGCACTTAATCACAAAAATACTCTTGCTAGTCTAGAGCGAGATTTAGAAATTAAAGACGCTGAAACAAACCCCTACACTGAGCAGATTGCTGAACTTAAGAAAACTGCGGTACAGGAGATCAACTGGGATTCTGTTAACGCTATCACGCAACTTAAAGAACATCAAGAATTTCTATACAAACTATTAACTAATAAAGATAGCTTTGTGCGTAAACGCATCATTGATCAGAACTTGGCGTTCTTGAATCAGCGCCTAACCTACTATCTTGACAAGATCGGTCTTCCGCATCTAGTAGAGTTTCAAAACGACCTAAGTGTTATTATCACTCAACTAGGTCAAGACCTAGATTTTGACAACTTGTCAAGAGGAGAACGTAACAGATTGATACTGTCAATGAGTTGGGCTTTCCGAGATGTATGGGAGAATCTATACCACAGCATCAATTTACTGTTTATCGACGAACTTGTGGATAGCGGCATGGATGCTAGCGGTGTTGAAAGTTCTATTAGCATGCTGAAAAAGATGACTCGAGAGCGAGATAAGAGTGTATTCCTAATCAGCCATCGAGATGATTTAACAAGCCGTGTGAATCACGTGCTCAAGGTTATTAAAGAAAATGGATTTACCAGTTATAGTAACGATGTAGAGATTGTTGCATGACCACAGAAAGCCACGATAAAATGATTGCTGCTTTTCAGGAATATTTTAAGTGGCAAGATCGATTTGAATACAAAGGCAGCGACGAAGCAGGCATTAAGGCAAGATATTGGCTATCAGAAATACGCAACGAAGCAAGCAAAAGGCGAGTAGAAATACAGGCAAAAAGAGATGAACGTAAACAAGCCAGAAAAGGCAAAGTTGGAAGGCCCCCTAAACTAAGTACCTGATGACATGGTACTATAAGAAGAAAGAAGTTGTTGAAATCTCCGAAGATTACATCGGGTTCGTGTATCTTAT